TTTATCTGGTCGTATCAGATAACCCTTTGACGGATTAGGTTCTATATTACAGGTAATAGGGTGTCCATACAAAGTAATGGCACGCCGTAAATGTTCTAATGGAATTATTAATACAGTTCCTTCTAATACAAATGCCCAGTACTCAGCCTTAGTTGTAGAGATACCAGATGGATACCACTCACTATTATTGTGAGACCAGCATACAGTTTCTATATATAAGTTACCAGTGTTTTTCCATTTAAGGTCTGTCTTAACCTCAATGGTTTTACCATTAGTTAGTAGTTGATTAACCAGTGACTCACCCTCGTGGCCAACTGATAAGTCTAAGTCAAAATCAGATAGTTTGCTCATAAGTTACATCTCTAAATATAGAATCAGGAACAACGGTTTTACCAACTATACCGTGTTTCTTTCTATATCTATCCCTTTCATCTTTAGTAGTTCCTGCCCACAATCCATGGACTAGGTGTTCAATTGCATAATCAAAACATTCAACTTGTACTGGACAAGTTTTGCACATTTTTTTAACGTAAGAAAGATGTGCAAAGTTACCTCGTTCTTCAGTAAAAAATATTTCTACATCAATACCAGCACACGCTGGTGTCTGACTAAATTTCATTATCCTCCTGTTGAATAGAAGCCACTTCCTTTAAAGTGTACTGGTGTAGAAGACCATATACGAACCATTAAGTTTCCGCAAGAGGCACAAAATGGTGCAGCAGAATCATTTGTTTCTATTACTACTGTGCATACTTTGCATTCAAAATCATAGTATGGCATTTTTAAATAACCTCCTGCATTGCACTATAACATAAACATCTAACTATATAAAATTGATATTTTTTATGATATATCCATTGTCTTCTAGTACTAGAACAAATAGGACATATAAAGTTACGATAACACATTAGTCGCAATCCATTCCTTGGTCATCTATTGGAGTGGGTAGTGTGACCAATGAACCACAGTCTACACATTCTCCATCTAAAAAGTAAAAACATATTTCACCATATTCAAAGGCTACTATAGCAGTAAATAATTCTGAACCACATACACATATATCCCCAATAGGATGGCCTCGTAAATCCATAGCCTTACTATAATCTTTTTTAAATAAATCTTTTATTTCTTTAGGCTCTTGTGTCATCTTCTTCTTCTTTAACTTCTAAGTTATCTGTATCAACATAAGTACGCCATCCACCTAGTATTCTAATTAAAGAATTAATTGCACGGCTAACTCTCATTCTTGCACCATCAGCAGATGTATTTAATTCTTTACCAAGTTCTGTCCACTCGCAATTTTCTACAGAAAATCTTAATCTTAAAATATTTTGTTTTGCCTCTGCTAGTTTGTTGTATGCTTTTTCTATATCTGCTCTAAGAACTAACCAATTATTTCCATCTGTAACTTGGCCTGATTTATCTGGTTTAAAATTAAGGTCTTTAATTTTGCTAGGTATTTCATAACTATCTGAAATAATAGATGGCAAAAATGCTTCAATAACTGATGGGTCATAATAATAAAGGTCAACCATATCGTACCCAAACTTACGGGCTTTTTCTTTTTCACAATAAGTAATGGCTGCATTACGTAATGATTTAGCAATTAATTTTTCTTTATCTTTTGGTGGTAACTTAGACCACTCTGTATATTTATTTGGATGAGTAACAAACCACATCCATAAAATTTGTCTTATATCTGCAGTTTCAACTATAGAATATTTTCTGGAATATTCCATGGCAAGGGTGGATACTAACAAATCATACTCTTGTACCCACGCCTCAGTCACTATTTAGTCTGTGCCTTCCCATTGTCCTCTTTGTACTAATAGTCCTATTATGGCATAGTTAGCCAGGTCTATAAGGGTATCTTCTATAGATTCAAAATTAGGCGTGGCGTCCTTATCAGCCAAGTTATTTAACCTAGCCAACTTATCATACATTCTTACACGCAGCCCATTCATAGCCCCACCAGGGGCAAGGGCTATATTCAGGGGTCCATAATCTTCTTGTTTTTTCATCATAATACTACGTAATTCATTAAGAATTATATCAACATCATTTGGATTCTTCATCTAATATCCTATTCATATGTATTTCAAACTCTTCCATTGCTGCTTGTACTGCTATTTCATTAGAAATAATTTTACCATTTCCTTCACTACTTGCTAATAATACTATTCCTAACATAGTTAACATTTGTTTTGCATCACTTGGTTCTTCTTCTACTCGTAAGTAAATGTCTCTTAATGCATTTAAAATATCTAAACCTTGTTCGTCAGATACTGCTATGCCAACCAATTTTTTATTAGACTTTACGTGTTGCCAAAAATCTTCAGGATTGTCCCAAACATTTTTTGATTCGTTCATCTATCCACTCCTTTCCTTCTTGTACAATTATACTATTAACATCATGACCTTCTGGCATTTGTAATAAATTAACATTATGTAATTCTCTACTTAATCTTTTACCAAATTCTAATCCAGCATTATCACCATCTGCTAATACAATTACTGTTTCAAAATCATCTAATATTTTTGTATAGTATGGTCGCCAATTATTAACTCCAGGAATACCAACTGATGGATGTCCCGTTTTGACTGATAATACTACTGTATCTAACTCACCTTCAGTTACACATACATAACTACCTGCTGTTAATACAACTTGTGCATTAAACATTGTAGTTTTAGCGCCAGGCATACCCATATATTTAGGGTCTTCATGGTTATTAGTAGTTCTAAATCGTATATCAACAATACCTGATGGGGTTATATAAGGGATTGCTAATCTATTTTTATATGCTTCATGCCCTGGTAATGGTTCTGCTACTACACCTAAATTAAAACTTCTGCCCTCTTCTACCGAGAGATGACGGGTTGAAAGATATTCCTTTGCTAGATGCAGATGTTTTGCGTACTGGTCTGCTGCCTGCAAGAGATATGCTCTCTGCGAATTTGATAGCCTCAATGTAATTACCTCCTTGTCTATACATTATTAAATCATATACATCGCCTGATGCTTCACAACCAAAACATTTAAATCTATTTTCATCATAATTAATGGCTGCTGATGCATGTTTATCACCGTGAAATGGACATTTCATTTTGCGCCAACCATGCCCCACGGCTGGCAGGGTGGCGCCTACGTGCATTAAGTAGGCAGATATATCATGCTTGTCCATTAATCTTCCTAATTAATTCTATCCATATTTTTGCTGGCATTGTTGCGTACCATTCTCCTACATCTCCTTTACCTATTCGTTTGTGTATAACTACACCTGTCCATGCTTTATCATTTTTAATTTCTACTTCTAACTCTTTTATCCAGGCAGATAAATCTAATCGTTTATGGTTTTTTACTTCTATAACTACACCATTAACTCCTGCTATATCTCCTTTATCTAGATGAGCACCTGCAATTCTACGCTCTACATATGGGAACCATTTTTTTAACCAATTAACTACATCTCTTTCTGCACTAGAACCCTTTGCTTTGCGTGGATTGCTCATTCAAACTCCTGTTGTTGTGGCATATAACGAATCATAACATCATCTAAATACATAGATTCTGGGTTAAATGCAAGAGTAACATAGTTGTTACCTGTTTGGTCTGCTTTGCCATAGCGATTCTTGACTGCTGCTACGCATAAATAGTTCATATCTGCCTGCTTCATCTGACCAATAGTTAATACCATTGCTGGTATCTGATTAACTAATCCTTGAATTGATGACCTTGGTTGACACGGACTACCTTCATATCCTTCTTTAGTATGATGCAATACAAGTAATGCTGCGTTTGTATCTCTGGCTAGATACTTAAGTTCTTTCATTGCTGCACGCATACCACCGAACTCATCGTGTCCATCCATTGCTATATCCATTAAATTATCTACAACTATAAGTGCTGGACTTTTACCCCATATAGTTTCAAATGCTGATACTTCTTCATCTAAATCTTTTAGTGTTGGGCTGGATTCAAAGCACCAAAACAAATGATTACCATTGGCTAA